GGCAGTTAATAAATATCAAAGATTATAAATTAAAAAATGGTAGTTATAAAAAACAATGGTATTTAATGGGTTTAAGCCTAGCTCTGTCTATCGCTCCCTATCACGCCTTCACTAAGTCTCTTCTCTCTGATAACCAATTTCAATGCGTTAAGAAGCTCTGGTACAAAGAGTCACGGTGGAATCCTTCCAGCGTTAGCCCTACGCACGATTACGGTATCCCTCAGCGCAATATGCCAAAGGCCAGTAAACAAGCTATTGCAAAGTTTATGGAGAATCCTTACTCGCAGATATTGTGGGGGTTAGGTTACATCGAGCATAGATACGGCTCACCGTGTAAAGCGTGGGCTCATAGTCAGCGTAAGGGGTGGTACTAATGGCAGGGCGTAAACCAGGAAGTACGCGCCAATGGAGAGCAATACGCGAGGACGTGCTAGCTCGCGATCAGCGTACCTGCTATATCTGTGGCCAAGAGGCGAACGAGGTAGATCACTTGCACCCCAAGAGCAAGGGTGGGAGCGACGCTTACGAGAATCTCGCCGCAATATGTAGGCGTTGCAACTTAGCCAAATCAGACAAAGTGGACAATAAGGGCGTTTTTTTGACCCAAGGAACACCCCCCCGTTCTTTTGTAATCTCTAATTTCTCCCAAATGTCCGATTTGTCCGAAGAAAGTGCAGACTCACCGCCGGTTATTACCAAACCGGTGTCAAAAAGTGCCAAAAGGTCTAAGAGCAAAAGGGGGGCGCTTGTAGGAAGTGCTACGCCACGAGTTCATAGCGTTTTGCAAAAGGGTAATAAGGATCGCGCTGTAGCGGCTATTGCTTTTGCTGAAGAAATTGGCTTAGACCTAATGCCCTGGCAAAAAAACGCTATAGGCGAAATGCTTAAAACTAAAAACGACCGCTATATATGGCGTTTGACCTCGTTAGTTTGTTCACGCCAACAAGGTAAAACATTTCTAGCCGCTCTACGCATATTAGCTGGGGTTTACCTATTTGGCGAAAAAGATATTTTGATGATGTCCGTAAACCGCAGACTCTCCTTAATTACCTTTAGGCAAATAAACACTCTTATTAAAAAAAATCCAAAGCTTGCGGAGCTACACGATAGGACGTACGTCCGTGCTGGTGAGGAGCGCATAATCTTCAAGAACGGCGCGCAAATATCGGTAGTAGCCGCCACCCCTAACGGTGCGCGTGGTATGAGCGCCGACTTTCTCTTTATTGACGAGTTACGGGCTATAGATCAAGAAACGTGGGACGCGGCCGTCTATACGACGAACGCCCGTCCAGCGCAGATACTAACCGTAAGCAACGCCGGCGATAAACACTCCAAAGTCCTTAATGATTTGCGCGAGCGAGCATTATCTAACAGCTCTCCTACGCTGGGTTGGTTGGAGTGGAGCGCGCACCCTTCCCGGGCGATTATGGATAAGAAAGGCTGGGTAGAATCGTGCCCGGCACTTGGCCATTACTTGGAGTTGGAAACTATCGAGCACCTTGCCCGGACTAATGACCCAATGGCTTTTAGGACGGAAATCTTGTGCCAATGGGTAGATAACACCGCCTCGCCTTTCGAGCCGGGAAGCTTTGAGGCGTGCGCGACTTCCGGGCTTATTATGACCGAGGGAGGGGAGTTATTCTTTGCTTTCGATAAGTCCCATACTCAGCGGTACGCGGTATTGGTAGCCGGGCAAAAGGTCGGCGAAATAGTAAACCTCTTTGTAATCAAAGAGTGGGAAAGCCAGCACCCGATAGACGAGGTAACCCTGGCAAGTGATATAAATGCGCTTATCAAACAATGGCGCCCGCGTATTACTCTCTACGATCGCTATATGACCCAAAACACCGCGACTTACTTGTCGGCGTCGGGGGCTATGCTGGCCGACTGCTCGGGACGTAGCCAGGTAGAAGCTTCTCACCGATTCGCTCAGATGATGAGCTCCCGAAAACTTGCTCACAATAACGACCCACGCCTTACGAGTGCCGTCGCTAATTGCTCGAGCAAGATTACTGAGCACGGGTGGCGATTAGTGCGCCGTAGATCCTCGGGCGAAATATGCGCGGCTATTGCGGCGGCTATGGTGAGCTGGCAAGCCTCACAGCCTCAAAGTGTCGCGGTGATGGTCGTCAATTAGACACGCCGGGACAATACGGACAAAATAAAACAAATTACCGTAAACTGGCGGGGTGGGTATCTTTTCGACGCTGACCTCTGCTTTCGCTCCACCCACCCAAAAAATCGAGGCTCAACTCTCACCGCCCGTGATGACGGTGCCAGAAATGAGCATATACGGAAACGGTTACAACGTATATGTAACTCGTGCAGAGGCACTAGCGGTACCGAGTGTAAAAAAAGCGCGTGATCTTATATGCGGAATTGTTGGTACTACACCGTTTCACTTATACCGTAAATCTAACGGTGAAGAATTAGGTAGCCCGTTATGGTTAGAACAGCCAGACAAAAACCAACCGCGGCAAGTAACTATGGCATATACCGCCGACGCATTATTTTTTTACGGCGTTGCCTATTGGGAAGTAGTCGAGCAATACAATGACGGAACCGGGCGCCCTTCTCGTTTTGCTTTCGTTGCAAATGAGCGCGTTACTCCTCGTTATAATTTACATAACACGTTAGTAATTGGTTACACCGTAGATGGTCAAGTACGACCAATGGACGGTATTGGATCGCTTATTACTTTCCAGTCGTTAAATGACGGAATACTCAACGTGTGCGGTAGAACTATTCGCGCGGCACTCGACGCACAATACGCCGCAAGCGTAGCCGCTAAGACTCCGGTACAAACAGGTTATATTAAAAATACCGGCGCAGATTTACCGGAAGATCAAATCGTCGGACTACTCAGTAAATGGAAGTCTGCACGTTTACAAAATAATATCGGTTACTTAAACAGCGCACTAGATTTTAAAACAACGAGCTTTAGTCCGAAAGAAATGGGCTATAATGAAATGTTGCAATTCCTTGCAACAGAAATAGCGCGTATGACCAATATCCCGGCGTATATGTTAAGCGCCGACTTAAATAATTCTTTAACGTATGCAAACGTCATAGATGAGCGTCGTCAATTTGTCGATATGTCGCTCCGTCCGTACATTGAAGCAATAGAAGGACGCTTGTCTATGAACGATATAACCAATTCTCAAAATTATGTACGCGCAGGCCTAGATGACGGGTTTTTAAGGTCAGACGCTCTCACACGTTTAGCCATTATTGAGAAAATGCTCACTTTAGGACTTATTACCTTAGACCAAGCAAAAGAAATGGAGGACTTGACCCCTAATGGATCAACCGAAATTACTAACCTTTAGCGGCACGATAGAGGCCAGCGATTCAACGCGGCGCGTTATCTCCGGCAAAATTGTCCCGTTTGGAGAAGTAGGACAGACAAGCGCCGGAGCGGTAGTTTTTGAGCGCGGAAGTATAGCTATCCCTAACGAGCGATTTAAGCTCTTACTCGAACACGATCCTAAACAACCTATCGGACGTGCAATAAACGTTCAGCACACCGATACCGGTATTCACGCACAATTCAAGATTAGCGAAACCTCGCGCGGTAATGACGCGTTAGTCGAAGCCTCCGAGTCCCTACGAGACGGTTTAAGCGTAGGAGTGCTAGTAGATAAAGCAACCGAGCGCGAAGGCGTCATTTACGTATCTGCCGCTAGGTTGCAAGAAACCAGCCTTGTCCATACCCCGGCCTTTAAGTCGGCCGAAGTAACTACCGTTGCCGCGAGCGAAAGCGAACCGGAAACTACAGAAGAAACCCAACCAACCGAAAGTGAGGCAAGCGTGGAAAACGCTAACCCAACTCCCGAGGTAGAAGCCGAGAAGGTAGAAGCCTCACGCCCGAGCGTGGTCGTAACCCAAATGGAAGTACGCCACCCTATCCGCACTAAAGCGCAGTACCTAGAACACAGCATTAAAGCAACGCTAGGCAATGATGACTCACGCGATTACGTCCGTGCCGCAGACGCGCAAGCCGCTAAAGCTATGACGTTCGCAGATGATTCTTTCACTACCAACCCGGCGTTTAGCCCTATCTCTTATGTATCCACCGTCGTTGATACCTCTATTGGATCGCGTCCAGCTATTGACGCACTTGGCGGAAGCCGCGCACTCCCAGCTAGCGGTATGCAAATTAATATTCCAAAAATTACAACAAACGGCACCGTCGCAGAAACCTCCGAGGCTGGCGCACCGTCAGAAACAGGAATAGTTAGCTCGTACGTTAGCGCCACCGTTAAAAAGTATGCCGGCCTACAACGTTACAGCGTCGAACTCTTAGAACGGTCAGACCCAAGTTTTTTTGCCGCTATGTTGGAAAATATGACCCGTGCCTATAACAAGGCAACGGACGCCGCAGTAATTGCAGAAATTACCGCCAATGGTACTCAGGCGACAGCAGTAGCCGCGACAAGTGCTGGCATTATCTCTTTCGTTTCGACCGAGGTACCGGCCGCATACTCCGCAACGGGTGAACTACCGACCGTCTATATCGCTGGTACCTCACAATGGGGCTTACTAATGGGTGCGGTTGATTCAACTGGTCGTCCCATTTACAACGCAGGAAGCCCATACAACAGCGGCGGAAATGCCAACCCACAAAGCCTACGCGGTAATGTTCTCGGCCTTGATCTCTACGTAGATGCCAATATGGTTGCTACCACCATTGACGAGTCAGCGTTTATTTGCGTTCCTTCAGCTATCGCAATTTACGAAAGCCCGGTACTCCGACTTTCCACTAATGTGCCGCAGTCAGGCGAAATAGAAACGATGCTTTTTGGCTTTTTGGCTACTAAAACCCTTGTAGCCGGTGGCCTTCGTCGTTTCAACCTCACCTAATAACAACCTAGAACCCTATCCCGGCGCCTAGTCCCGCCGGGGTAGGCCTCAACAAGTAAGGAGTCCTAAGTGTGGCCGCTACTTATATAACTATGAGTGAACTCCGTACAATTTTGGGGATCGGGACTCTCTACTCAGACAGCGTGGTCGAGGAAGTGGCACAGGCCGCAGAAGATACAGTTAAATCTTTTTTATGGTTTAACACCGTCCCGGTATCGGCTACTGAATTATCCAATAATGAAGCAACGGTAACGACGCCGATACCGCACGGGCTAGTAGAGGATCAAAGTGTTACTCTGACTAATTCCGGTGCTACTTTTAATGGTACCTACACTATTACCAGTAATACCCTTTATACAATTACGTACGCAAAAACCGCAAGCAATCAAGATAAACATCTCGTTAGACCTTACGGTAAAATTACCGCCCCGTATCACGGCGTAACTTATGCCACCGAGCCCGCCGTACGAGAAGCGACCGCCACTATCGCCGTTACGATATGGCAGTCCCGACAAGCTCCGGGGTCAGCCGTTGCCACCATTGACGGGTACATAGCAAGCCCGTACACGCTAGGTAATACGCTTATTGCTAAAGTGCGCGGCATATTGGCGCCGTATTTAGCTCCGTCGGGAATGGCCGGCTAATGCCAGCGACCATAACCACGCTACGCGCAGACTTGAAAACCGCGCTTACTAATGCCGGAGTATGGGACGTTTTTAGCTTTCCGCCACCCACGCCGGTAGCCAACAGTATTACGATCGCACCGGACGAGCCGTATATTCGAGTACAAAGCAACACCAAAACCGCAATAGCTCCGGTAGTGCGTTTTAAGTTACTGCTTGCCGTACCGCTTTTTGATAATCAGGGAAACCTCACCCAAATAGAAGATTACATAGTTGCCCTAATGACCAAAATGTCCGCCGCTACTACCTTAACCATACACGTTGGAGATTTTAGCGCCCCGGGCATTTTGGAAACCCCTAGCGGCAATTTATTACAAACCGAGTTACCTATCGAAATTATTACAGGTTGGAGTTAAACAATGGCAACGTACAAAGTGCTAACAGACAATGAACTTGCGGGAGTTGGCAAGGGTGGAACCCTTACCGACGCTCAGCTAGAAGGTTGGGACGTCCCCGGCCTTATCAAGACCGGCATACTTGAAGAAGTAGCGCCGGCACCGACCAAGAAAGATAAGGAGTAATCAAGTGGCCGTTTATTTTGCCCAAAATAGCTACTTTAAGTTGGGGACGTATGATCTATCTACCGTCGTCCAAAGCATAAGCATTAACATTAACTACGAGCAGTTGGACGTAACCGCAAGCGGCGACGCCTCGCGCAAATACCTTAAAGGCTTAGCGGCTCATCAAATCACGGGTACGCTCTTTTTAGATCAAGCCGCTATCGCCGCAGGTTCTACACGTGCGGTGTTAGATTCCCTCAAAGGAACCTCCGCCGCGTTTGAGCTTGCTCCTAATGGTTCTACCGCCTCGTCCACAAACCCAAAATATACGGGTTCTTGTTTTGTTAACGCATACACCCCTGTCAATGGAACACAAGGCGACGTGGCAACAGTTGATTTTACCTTTGACTGCACCACCGACGTAACTATTACTACCTCATAAAAGACTAGAAAGGGCTAGACAATGGCAAAGTTAATCATTACGCGAGATACCGGGGTAGTCGAACACTACGAGATTACCCCGGCTATGGAAGTAGCTTTCGAGGCCTACGCCAAAAAAGGTATTAACAAAGCGTTTAGAGAGGACGAGAAGCAGACCGACGTGTATTACTTATGCTGGGAAGCGATTAAACGCTCCGGGCAGACAGTACCGCCGTTTGGGGACGCGTTTCTTGCCACACTTAAAAGCGTGGAGGTAGCAGAAAGCGACCCTTTAGGTGGGTGAGCGATCAACAAACGCTCACATATCAGATAGCGGCCGTAGCAGTAGAGACAGGAATAGCACCGCAAGCATTAGCCGAGGCAAGCCCGGAGATGTTAGCGGCAGTATTTAGGGTTTTACACGACAGAGCGGAGGCGGTAAAAAATGCAAGTCGCGCTAACTCGCGTCGAAGGGCTAGATGAAACCGTCGCTTATCTCAAACAATTTGATAAGGAAGCTCTAAAAGCTCTTAATAAAGAACTTTATTCTGAAATGAAGGGACTAGTGCAGACTGCCCGGTCTATGGCGCCCGACAGCGCGCCTATGTCGGGTTGGGCTAAAAAGTCTCTTACTGGTGCCGAATGGGGTACTCGTTTACTTTATACACCGGCAAGGGTAAAAACTGGCTTACGCTCGAAAATTGAGTCCGTTAGACGCACAGACCTCAACACAGTCGAAAGAGCTTATTTTCTTGTTAATGCAAATCCGGCCGGTATGGTGTACGAGTGGGCAGGAAGAAAGAGCCGAGGAACCTCTAAACAAGGAAAACAATTTATAGAAAATATCGAGGAACGCTCCGGCATTGTTGTAATAGGAAAACAAGGAAGATTAGCCTGGAAAGCAGTATATGAAAACCGCGCCAAAGTAACCGCGTCTATGGCTCAGGTTGTCGCTCGCTATGTGAACTGGATTAACGGAAAGTTGGCCGCTTAATGGTTATCAAGATTCCCGTAGTCCTTAGTTACTCCAACAAAGGCACAAAACAAGCCGAAAAAGACCTCAAAAAGTTTGACGCAAGCCTAAAAAAGTTTGGCCTCGCTCGTAAATTATCGCTTGCCGGTTTGACTACCGCGACTACCGCTTTTGCTAAAGCTTCCATTAGTGCGGCTATCACAGAAGAAAAACAAGCCAAGAGTCTTAGCCTTACGCTTAAAAATCTTGGCAAGTCTTACGCTTCCTTACCGGTTGCCGATTTTGTAGGTAAATTACAATTTGCCACCGGCGTTTCCGAAGATCAACTACGCCCAGCATTACAGAGATTACTCACCAGCACTAACGACGTCGCCAAATCCCAAGATTTATTAAAACTCGCGTTAGATATATCTGCCGGTTCAGGGAAAAGCCTAGAAACCGTTACTGCCGCCCTTTCACGGGCTTATTTAGGCAATAACACCGCTCTAAGCCGTTTAGGAGTAGGGCTATCAAAAGCCGAGCTTAAAGTAGCCAGCTTTGATCAAATTACCGCCAAGCTTGCAGACACTTACCGGGGACAAGCGAGCGAAGCGGCCAAAACTTTTGGCGGTCAATTAACGATTCTTAACGTTGCCGTAGATGAGGCAAAGGAAAAAGTCGGCGTAGGCCTAATAGACGCTATACAAAGGCTTAGCGGAGATGAGGGAATTAAAGGTTTACAAGACGATATAGACGGCCTTGCCAATTCGTTTTTAGGTT